TATATTTTTGTCATCTTTACAAGACCAGAAGCAATAAAAACATTGACATCTCCAAAAGTATATGAGCCATCAGATTCCTCTATATATGATGCAAATGTCTTAACATAGCTTTTATTTTTAGAATATAGATATGCTTCTGTAGTAATAACAGCTGGTTTTACCGAATCCATGTCATTCTTTGACATCCATTCACTATGACCAGTAGGATCTTCCCATTTAAAAATATACTTTTTAAAGGGAAAATCTTTTTTTTTAGCCATACTTTTTTTCGTATAGCTTAGTTACTTTATTGTAATATGCTTCATCTCTCTTTGCTGGATCGTAATATCTAGGATCATTCATCATAGATCTAAGATCTGTTTCATCAAGTTCAGCATCAACTACTGTGTTTGAATTAGGTAATGGTTGTGTTTTTGTCAAAGCCATAATTTCTTCTATTGCTTTTATACCTTCAGCTGTACTAGCTAATTTTGCAAGACTATTATAACTATCTTGACTTAAATATTTTTTTGACCATAAATCAGCAGCTTCTACACGACTATTAGCATTATCACCTAACTTTTGCATTTCTTGTTGTGTATCAGGTAAACCAGCTATCTCATTGTTTACAAAAGCATTTACACCTCTGTTAAACATTTCTTGTGATAAATTATTTTCTCTACAAATATTTGACCATTCTTTTAACAGTTCCTGATCTTTATTAACTTCTATATTAATATGCTCTGGCACTTCAGGTACAACTATTTTGTATTCTTCAGGTACAACACTTTTTCTTTCTTGTTCTATATCTGTTCTTATCTGCTTAGATAGTTCATCTGTTCTCATACCTAGCTTTTTTTCTAAAGCATTGTAAGAAGCTCCAAGTTCTTCAACTTTTATTTCGTTTCTATCTGTATCCCAAAACTTTTCTGATATATATTCAGGTCTACTAGGTGCTTCTTGTGGTGCTTCTGTTGCTGTAACTGCTTCTGTAGTTTGTGTGTTTTCTTCTTCCATTAATTCTCCCTATGTGTTTCTATTCTTTTTTTGATTATAAAATATAAATATCTCATTCCCTCTAAATGTCTTAACTGGTCATTTGAAATATCTCTACCAGCTACAGCATCTACTGTAATAGATTTTAAGTAATTTAAAACCTTTTTTCCTAACTCTGTTTTAAAAAGTGCAGCAATATCAGCATTTAATTCTATTTCTGCTTTTTTAGATCTTTGAAATCCATCTATACTAAGATGAAAACCCTCAGGTTTGTTGCGTATTTGTTCCCAAGCCAATTTGTCCTCCTTGTGCTTGTTGTAATTGTTGTAATTGTTGTACTACTTGTTGTTGTTCACCAGCATCACGAATAAGTTTTTCTGGTAAATTCATTTTTTCTGCTAAATATCTAGCTACTTCTTCTTGTTTTACAATTAAATTTAATACTTCTGGTCCAAATGTTTGACCAAGTGTTGCATTAAATCTATTTAAATCTGAAATATCTTGTTCGTGCTGCGCCCTTGATAGTGGCGATTCAGGAATAATTTTTATTTCTTTATTATCTATACTTGGTATTTCAATCCTTCCTTGTTTTTTCAAGATATATATAACTCTTCTAATCAAAGGTGTAATAAATTCTGATTGTAATCTACCAAATGAAGAACCAATTTGTCTTGACAAGTCTGCCATTCTTTCTGCAACTTCTGTAGCAGACATTGGTGTTCCTTTTGTTGGACCAAGTGTTTCCATATATAATGCTTTTCTAATATTGTTTCTCATATCTTCTAAAACAATTTGTGCTACATCAAATCTACCAGCTCCATTAATAGGTTGTAAACCTCTTGATCCTGGAGCAACTGGTATAATAGTTCCAGGCATAAGTGCAATATTATCTGTATTAATTACTCCATCATCTTCTAACTGATAGATACCAGATATGTTCATCTGTGCATTTTCTAGTATTAGTTCTACTGTAAGATTTGTAGTTTTAATTGCTGCCATAGCATTAAATACTGGACCTCTTCCATAAACTTCACCACTTGCTTTGTTCCATCTAAATGTAATAAATGGATTTGAACCAACACCTTCATATTTATCTTGTAAAATAATCTCTTCAAATTCTTTTATACAAACAACATAATCATAAACTTCTTTATTTGGATCTGCATAGTTTCTCATTGTGCCTTCTATTACATTTATTTTTTCATCAGGATTATTTGCTAATTTTTCTAACAACACATCATTCATATCAGCATTAGGATATAATATTTTTAGATCACCAAATCTGATTTGTCTTTTTCTATAAACACAATCTATTTTATTATTTGGTCCACTATTTAATGTAATGTGAGGTAATGGTATTGCATTGAATACTATTGGATCTGTAGATGTACCTTCATTAACAAGTAAACATCCTGTACCTATAGCACAATCCATAAATGCTTCATGCACTTCCTGATTAAAATTAGAATTATGTAATACTTCAAAAACATAATCTGTTATTTCATCTAGTTGTTGATCTATAACTGGCTTTATTTCATTAGGCATTTCAGATCCAGATTTTAAATTAATCCATCTACCAAATGTTGGTGTAATACCAGCTTGTAATCTACTAGCAAACTCTTGTATACCTACTACTGCTGTTTCATCAAATATTCTATCTGTTCTTTTTTGACCTGGTGATTCTTCATAAAATGATTCTCTTCCAGGCATAGTATATTCATATGCTTCTTCAAATTTAGGTGTCCATACAGATTTTAATCCTTCAGCTAAACTATATTTTTTTAAAAACATCTTTCCTGTCATTTCAGTAGATGTATTAGCAGAACCTCTATAATTATTATATTCCATTATGCAAAAAATGTTCTACCTTGTGTGGTAGTACTTGCTCCTAAACCAGCTATCTTCTTTTTCTTATCTTCATTAACCATCTGAGTATTAGACATTTCATCTTGTCTTTGATTTTGTGTTTGTTGGTTTTGATTATTAGATGGTAAAAATTTACCAACTACTCCAGCTTTATTATAAAAACCTCCTTCTCTTCTTTGAACATAATCTGTATAAGATGTGCCTAGTGCGGAATTAGCTAATGTAGTTGGAACTAAAGGAACACCCATTATTCCAGTTAAAGCTGCTAATCCTAATTGAAATTTTTGTTGTGATTCAAACATTTCTTTTGATAAAGGTATATCTCTATTTTTTGCTGTTTGCATAGCAACTCTACTTTGACTTGTAAAAGTTAATTTACCATCTTTAACTGTTCCAGAATCATAAGCAGTATAACTAAATCTACCTTTTCCTGTTGCTGGATCTATTGGACCATAGTTTACAGTTCTTCCTGTAGCTAAACCTTGTTTTTCTAAAGATTCTCCTCTAGCTTCTTGTAGCATTGTACCATACATTTGATTACCACCAGTATTCATAGCCATATATCCTTTTACATTACCTTTAACTGCTGGTTGATTTGGATTAGATATCATAGTAGTAATACCTAATTTTTTTTTAGCATCTTCATCAGCTCTAATTCCTTGTACTACTGGATTAGTACTAGCTGACTTATTAGACATTTCTCCTTTAGATGAACTACTTGCAGATTTATTAGCACCCATTATGTTTCTTCACCTTCTGTATAAAAACCACCACCACCAGCTCTAGTAAATAATGATCTTGAACCTATCAAACCTTTTGCAAATCTACTTTTGTATCTCTCTAATGCTTCTTCTTGTTCTTTTTTAATTCTTTCTTCTTCAAGCCTTTGCTCTTCTCTTCTTCTTTCTGCTTCTGGATCAGGTCTGTATTTTGGTGTTCTAAAAATTCCCATTTAGTGCTTCCATTCTTTACTAAGTATTTATATAACTGAAAAGGCGTAATAATCAATCTATTTATTCCAATCAATCTCATAATTATAGTTACACAGCTATGTTCTCTTAACCATGCTGCTTGAAACAATTTCCATTTATGTTTAAATCTTTTAGTTCTTAATATAACTCCATTATTACTAAGAATATGGTATATAACTCTATTTAACTCTTCTCCCTGTAGTAAACAAACATCTAATCTTTTATGAATATGCTCTATCATTACCCAAGTATTTTTATTAGGATCAAAATAAAAAGCACCACAATGAGCCATTCCTTTGCGTCTAAATACATGATACCACTCTTCTTGGGGTGGATCGTAAAAGAATATCATCCATTCTTTCTGAAAATATCCCATTTACCTCGCTTATTTATTGTATTTCTATTAAATATATCCCAAGACTTGTAAACATTTGTAACAGTTGGTTTTTGTGATCCTACTGTCAAAGATCTACCTTCTCCAGCACCTAGCATCAAATATTGTAGTGCATCATGGACATGGGAGTATTTGTTCTTGTTTGGTCTATCTTCATACCTTTCTCCTGATGTTTGTATTCTTCTGTAGTGATATCCACCAAGAAAGCCTTTTCTTAGTTGTTTACAGGATGGCGATA